CTACATTATAAGTCATTTTTAAAAATTAATCAAATATGAACTCTTTTATAGTCTGGTACTCTTAATCTATTCTTTTTTATAGGTAGTCCACTTGCTTCACTTAATTCTTTATATCTTTTTGTTAGTATAGATATATTATGTTGGCTTTCTTGTACAAGTTCATCTTGACCACTTGCTCTTGCCATTATTTGTGTATCTTTTTGCTTTCTTATTTCAGTTTCAAGTTGTCTTTGTAATTGTGTTCCCTCATACATAGAATAGTGTTTGCCATTATAATCAAAACCTTTATTATTTTTATCTCTTATTTCTTTTAATTGTTTATTTGTATATTGTGGTTTATTAACACCTAATACTATTGAAAATATATAGTGATAGCAATTGTATGTGCTTATAGGTCTAAAGCCTTCTGCTGTTTCACCACTTTTTAATTCTCTATGTAAATCTATTTCAATGTTATCATAACTTGTTGCTATTCCTGTTTCTTGTAATTTTTTATATTCTTCTTTACTAAATTGTTTGCCTTGTGCTTCTTCGTGGTCATCGGCTGGGTTTAAGTGTGTGCTTATTTCAACACCATCAGCATCAAATTGTTCTCCAACTATCATTTGTGTTTCATTGTGTAGTGTTCTTAAAGCATCTTTCATTTGCATTTTAACTGCACTATCAAATCGCATTGTTCTACCACTTTCATATATAAGTGATTTTAACCCACTATTTCCCATTTCTTTAACTATTCTATATAATTCATCTTGAAATGTGCTTTTGCCTTGAGAAATGCTTAAAATTGCTCTATCCATTGCTTCTTTATATGCACTATTTAATTTTTTGAATACAACATTACCTTTTGTATCTTTCATAGTAATGCCTAGTGCTTTTGTTCTTGATATATAATCATCTATCATAATTTTAGAAATTGCTTGTACTTGCCTTTTTAATGCACCATTTTGTTCATAAGGTATGAACTTTTTGCCTCTATAATCATAAAATTGTTTTGCAAATCTTAAATCTTTTTTTGCAACTTCTTCAAATATTTTCTTAATATCTCTAACATTTTTCTTTGTTATTTGTGCTAGTTTCTTTGTGATTTTATCATAATCACCACCATATTTAAGTATCTGTCCTAGTTCTTGTGCTTTACTTGGTGTTAAAGTGCCTATTTTGTTTAATGATTTTCCTATTTGTTCTAATGTATAAGTGTTGCCTTCTTCTATTCTTCTAACAATAACTTCTATGACTTTCTCTAATGTTTCATCACTTAACATAGGACACCTCCTATAATATTAATCTTATTCCTTTTTTAGTTCCATCTAATTCTATTTCATTTAACCCTGTATTGCTAGGTGTTAGCCCCATCTTTTCTGCATAACTATTTTCATATTCAACAAAAGCATTACTTATACAATAATACATTTCTTTCTTTACTACACATTTATGTTGATAATCTGGTACAAATATTACGCCTTTTGTATTGATAGGTTCGTGAACGTGGCTCATTATATAACAATCAGCAAGTACAACATTGCTCATCTTTTTAACTTTATTTATCTTACCACCACTTGTTGTTCCACCACCAAAGCCGTGATAACCACTTATTGTATATAACATTGGTCTATTCTTATTGCATTTACCAAAACTTAAATATAAATACCACCAACTAGGACTATATACTTGTTCTATTCTTAATTGTTTTGCAACTAAATATAAAACATCTATACTTGTGTCTTTTGTTATCCTATCTTCGTGGTTTCCATTACTCATTACAAGTATTTTGTCTTTTATTGGCTCTAAAAACTTAATTATTTGTAAAACTTGTTCCATTGGTGTTAATTCATCACTATAAACATCGCTTTTGCTATTTTTAAGTGCTATATTGCATAAATCACCATTAAGTATAGTAAATGTATTAGGTTCATTTTTTATTCTTTCTAAAGTATCTCTAAATGCTTTTAAATTAGATGTCTTATCTCCTATATGTACATCACTTATAGGTATAATTGTTAATTTGTTTATGCTTTCCCCTAAATCTTTTTTTATTATCTTCATTGCAACCTCGACTATTCTTCTTTATTATTGCCAAGCATTTGTTCAATACTTGGTTCACTTGCTTCAATGTCTTGTATTGCTTTCTCACTTTCTTCTAATGTTTCATCAGGCTTTAACCATTGTCTTAATTCTACTTTACTTACTATGCCTTGATTTTGTGCATATATTAATTGTGACCATTCTTGTTGTGTGTCTTCAAGTAAACTATATGACCATTCAAAACTTAAATTATATTCACCTATTGGGCTTAAATTATATGCATTTGCTAGTACATTACAAGCATAAAAGAAATCTTCTAGTCCTTTCTCTACACTTGAACGCATATCATCACATATTGTAAATGTATCATACATACTTCTTTTTATTTCTGTTGCTGTTGCTTGTGATGTATCAACTTCACTTAATATTCCATAACTTGTTCCTATTTCGTGTTCTAATCTCTTATAAAGTTCTTGTAATCTTGTTGTATAATCTCTAAATTGTGGGTCAAATACTTCAAAGAAATCATCACTTGTACTATCTATCTTTCTAAATATTCCATTTGCTGGTAGTCCATTTTTACCATTAAACATTGTTGCATCAGCACCAACAAAGCATTCTTTTAGTTCATATTCTCTTACTATTTGTTTTAATGTTTGTCTTATTTCAAGTATTGTTGCTTCACATCCATAAGTAATAGGTACTCCATATCTATCATTTGCTTTTCTATTATTTACTGGTGACTTAATAAAGCCAAATGGTACTCTATCAACATTTGTTATTGTCATAACTTCTTGTATATCTTTCCAAAAGTCAGGTGCTGGTATCTTTTTACCATTTTCATCACTAAATTGTTGTGTGATAGTTAAGTTATTATTTTTAATTTGATAGTTAGTCCATCTTAAATAAGTAGTTGAATTAACTGTGCCTGTTATAGTTTTCTTTTCTGCTAGTATTGTTGCACCAATAATTAATTCGCCATCCATTTCATCAATTGTTAATCTATCTTGTGGTACTAAATTATAATATATTTTACCACTTTTTACATAAGGTACTACTACTATTCCACCATAACCAAAGCTCATTGATACTATCTTTTTTGCTTTCTTCCACATTGATTGACCTGTTTTATTAAGTAGTTCTACTCTAGCATTTTCACCCTCAATGTCCATTGTGCTATCACTAACAACATAATTTGCTAGTTTATTACTAAATATAGCATCAAAATTAATATTATCTATTTGCTCATATATTTTAGCATATACGCTATTTTCATCTATTTCTTTTTGTGTCGTTTGTGTTTTAATCTTAAAAATATTATTTAAGATATAATTAATTATACTTTTAAACATTTTCTTCTCCTTTAATCTTCTAACCTTTTTCTATTAACCATATCATTTATTTGTTTCATATATCTACACCAACTATATTCCCAAGCATCTATTGTGTCTATATCAGTTGTAAAATCATCTAATCTTGTGTCTTCTTTTGCATCATCATCCCATAATGCACTTGATAAAGCATCAACAAATATTTTACATTCTTCTTCAATATAGTAAAGTATATTATATGATATCATAGTTCTTCCACAATCTATTCTATCGTTAATAGGTTCTTTTATGCAACCTCTAACAATAGTTGACCACCCCATTTCTTGCACTCTTCTTCTTAAACCTCTAATTAATACTACTTCTTCATTATCTGGTAACATATAATCTATATCGCAATTATATTTATACATCATTTTTTTAGCAAATTCTATTTCTAAATTTTCTAAATTGTCTGGGTCAATATCTCCCATATGTTTTTCACTACCTAATACAATAACATATTTGTAGTCACTACTTATTCTTGTACATACAAATGCTTGGCCTGATTTAGTGCCACCATAATCTATTCCTATTATTGTTATTCCACTTGGTAAATCATACTCGCCATTTTCTTTTTTCTTGTTCCATATATATTTTGTTGGCTCATTTGCAAATCTTGTATATATAAGTCCTTCAGCATTACACCATTGCCCTAATATGTATCTATTGTAATAAACTGTTCCTTCATATTCTTTGCACAAATTTTCTACAAACTTTTTAGGTAGAAATGGGTTATCAAATATAGTGTATGTTTGACAATATATATCAGCATCACTATCAAGAAACTTTTTTAACCAATGTGTAGGGCTTTCTGGGTTAAGTGTTCCATCTAGCATTGAATATTCTTTGTCAAGCCTTGATTTTAATAATTCAAACACTTCTTGATTATATTCTGCTAACTCATCACAATAACAATATTTTATACTCGAACCTCTTATTTTTGATACTTGGCTTACTTTTTCAGCACCTAAACAATACACATCTTCACCAAATAATTTTGCTATGTTATGTGAATTAATTGTGCTAACTAAATTATCTCCATACAATTCTCTTAATGGTTGTAAAACATTTCTTTCTATTGTTGAATTAGTAACACCCAATATTACATTCAAACCATCTTTTCCTGTTCTTTCTCTTATTCTACTTGGTATTGTATATAATATATCTAAATATGTCTTACCACTTCTTGTTGCACCTGTCTTAATATTAAATCTTTGATTTGCATTTCTAATAAACTCTTTTTGCTTATCACTTAATGCTATCATCTTTAATTGCTCCTAGTAATTCATCTAGTTTGCTTAATTCATTATCATTTTTAACTTCAAATGTATCACGCCATCCATAATTATTTTTTAAATTAAATATTGTAAAGACTGCATTTGCTTTACCACTTAAAGCATTTTCTTCTAATTGTGCTTGTACTTTTTGTTTAGCTTCTTTTATTTGTGTAAAAAACAAATCTCGTTTTCCATAATTAACAAGAGTTTGTCTTTCAACACCAAGCGAATAAGCAAGACCACTCATTGTATAAGGCTTTTGTTTCTCATCGCATTCCTTAAAATACTTGTCTATACCTTTTTGTAATTGCTCTTGAGTTTTATATTTTAATGCGTTTGTATTGCCAATATATCCGTTTTCCTCTTGCATTATATCACCTCTTTAAATAGCAAATTTGGGTATTTGTATTGAAATATTTTCTTTTTTAGTATATATGTTTTATCTTTTTGAGTTGCTGGACTTTTTACATCTTCAACAATATATTGTTGTTTTTCATTGTCATAATATACAAAATCTGCTTTGTAAGTTATTGCTCTTATATGTTCTCCATTGTTGTTAATATACTTTGGTTGTAATTCAAATACTTTTTGCAATTCTAAATCTTGTATTATGTTTGCTCTTTCTAGTAGTTTTAATTCGTTATATCTTTTTGCTTCTTTCTTGCTGTCAAACTTTATATTATCTACTTCTACTATTTTATTAAAATATTTCATAAATACCTCTAATTAATAATATCATATTAACATATTTTTTTCAAATGTGCTAGTTGTCTTTGCCAATCCATCCTAATGTAGCATATAGGTCATTCTTAAGCATTGGTTCATACTTGTAACTCATTAACCATTCAAAGCATTTGTCTTTTGCTAACATATCTCTTTCATAGTTGTCACTAAACTTGTGTTGCTTATAAATATAATTCTTGTATTCATTAATACTAAATTTAGGATACATTGTTGCTATTTTAAATGCATCTAATATTTCATCTGCTCTGTTACAAAATTCTTTAAATGTTTCAAATTTTAATTTTTGTTTTAACCTATCGTTCATTCTTTTCTCCTTTCACTAAAAAAAGAGTGCATAAAAACACACTCTTTGAATTGGGGGGTAAGTAATTATATGAGTAATTTGTCATATTATCACCTAGAATAAATATAACACATTTTAAAATTAATTGCAATAAAAAAACTAGG